GCTTAACAGCCGCTGATATCCTCGCGCCGATTCCTGTCGGTGAAAGTTGGTATGGGATTGGCCCATAAAGTCTGTGACAAAATATATAACTGGTCTGTGACCTAGGAGAAATAACATGAGCAATGAAACTAATGAAACTACTGACGTAGAAATGGAGACCACTATGGAACCTGAGGCGACTGAAACGCCCGAGCTTGACCTTTCATCCCCTGAAGCTAAGAAGCTGATGGAAAGCATGGTTGCTGAGCAACTGGCTCAAATGAAAGACAACATGAATAAGATGTCTAAGCAACGTGATGAAGCTATGAGGAAGGCTGTAGAGCTTGAGGAGTCAGCTAAGGCTGCAAAACTCGAGAAACTAGAAGCTGAAGGTAAAACTTCAGAAGCCCTTCAGATGAAGCTTGACGAGGCCTTAGCCCGTGTAGATGCACTTACGAGTGTTAACACTGGTCTGACTCGTGACCACACTGTTGATAAGCTTCTTAGTGAACAGCAATTTCGAAATGCTACGGCAAGAGAAATGGCTAAGTCACAGATTGTTAATGAGCTTAAGCAAGACGCCGAAGGTGGGTGGGTCCACGCTACTGGTGCACCGTTAAGTGAATTTGTTCAAGCCTTCGCGAAAGACGAAGAAAACGCTTTTCTATTTAAACCGAAACAGTCTACTGGTGCTGCATCTCTGCAGTCGGTAAACTCTGAAGCTGGCGGTATGCCAAAGTCAGATAAGCCTATTACTGATATGTCTTTTGAGGATTTCCTCAAGGCAGACCAAGGTAGTAACCACCAAGATTTCGGATTCTAATGTTCTTTAAGGAGAATAACTAATGGCACTTTCTGATTTTGTATCCGGCGTTACCGGAAGTGAAATGAAGTTCAAGGTTCAGCGATACGTTAACGATTACTCTCACGAGATGTACACGAATGCTAAGAAGCTTTCTGGTACTGCTATCGTAGGCGCTTCTGCTGAAATTAACACAAGTATCGAAGACTACCTCGGACAGGCTCGTTGGTACAAGCCGCTGATGGCTAACATCAACGTCCCGAGCGTTACGGATGCAACTGACGGTAACTACACCGAAGTTGACACCGCGTTCTACAAGTACGCCAAGACTGTGCGTACGCATGGCGCGAAAGAAGTTAACGTTCAAAAGGTAATCTCTCAAGAAGACGGTCTGGCTAAAATCGCTCGTGATTTTGGTGAGACTAAGGCACAGGACGAGCACAACTCTGTCCTCGAGTCTCTGAATGGTGTAGCTGCTTACGAGGTTTCTCGTGGTGGCGGTATCACTTCATTCAACACCGATTGCGATGACCCCAACACTGGCTTCTACGTAGATGTCAATGCTCTGGGTGAGTTCGGTGCAGCGGCTACTGGTCCTACTGACGAGCGCAAGCTTATCGATAACGACCCTGCTGTTAAAGGCGCTTCTCGTGGTGAGCGACTCTTCAAAGCTATGGGAATGGCTTGGAAAGACTACGAAGCTCCCTACTACTACATGATTACGTCTCCCGAGACTCTGGCCGACTTGCGCGGCGCTAATCTCGTTGACGACACCACTATCACCGAAGGAAACCTCGTGTTCAACACGATCTTCCAAGGTAAGTTCCGTCTGCTCCTTACTCGTGCTATGGGTAACGACCAGTCAGCTTCTGGCAATGTAAATGATTCGTCTGTTAAGACTACTTTCATTTGTAAGCCTGATGCTCTGACTATGAAGTCTCTGGTTGTTCCTATGCCTGTTGAGATGGACCGAGCAGCTGCCGCGCACGGCGGTTCTGGTACTACTGATATCTGGTATCGTTGGGGCTACGTATGCCACCCAATGGGTTACTCTTGGGATGGCTCTGAAGTTCAGTTCGTTCAAACTGCTGGTACTGGCGGTTATGACCAAGCTGACTCATGGGTTCGAAGCGAAGCTGGTTACCTGAACTTGGGCATCCTGCCTATCTTACACGCTTGATTAAAATTGGAGGTGGGTCATGGCTATCAAACTAAACGTAAATAGCTATGTCACCTTGGATGAAGCTAACGCATATTTTATTGATCGTTCCCACAGTGATAAGTGGCACGTCCTTAACAACAATGATAAGGAAGAGTACTTAACTACTGCTACTCGTTACTTGGATGATGTAATAACTTATGTGGGTGTCGCCGTGTCCACCTCTCAGCCTCTTGCATGGCCTCGTGAAGGTTCTTACTTTGACGACAGGTACATGGACATGGTCTCTTTTAAAGATCCAGAGAGACCTGCTAGATTGCAAAAGGCTACATTTGAGATGGCGATGCATCTTATCGAAAACCCTTGTGTTCTAGAAACTACACATAAGGTAGAGAGCGTAGCTGTGGCTTCGATTAAACTAACTAAGATAGAATATCCCGCTAGGCTTCCTCATCTTGTGAGGAGGGCTCTAGGTCCCCTTGCAGAATTTGGAGGACTTACTCCTTGGAGGGCTTGGTAATGGGATTATGTTTTAGCGGTTTAGATAACATTATAGATGGTGGTCTAGATCTTGCTTTCGACTTTGCAGGTTCTTTTACTAAGATAATGTATTTTAAATGTGAATCTGAGTCAACTTATGACCCAGAGACTTCTCAAGTAGTTGAGAAGGTAATTACTACTGGTCCTTTTAGAGGCATCATTGGGAAAGCTAAAGACGTTGATCTTACTTCTCAAGGAATAGCCCCTACTCCAGAAATGCTTGAGGTAACAGTCAAGAAGAAGGATGTTCCAGAGAATTATCACAGGTACGATACGCTGCATTGGGAAGATGTTGATCATAGAATCACTCACTATATCGACGATGGCTTCACTATTAAATTCTTTGTTTCAACAAGATAAGGAGAAAGTATGGCTACATATACAGCAGTACTTTCCTCTATAGATTCTGCTTTTAACTCTGAAGAATGGAAGTCTACTGGCTTCCTTGCCTTTCCATCAAACTACTGGCCTCACACGATGCCAGATGAGTTTGTTATTTATGAGGTAGTCCCCTCTAGTCCACCTATAGCGGAATACCAAAAACCTAAATACAAAGGCGGGTTGATTATTGTTCAGATCTACACTAGGTCTAACAAGGGTCCCTTCAAGGTTATGGAAGTTGCAGATGTTCTATCTGATCTTCTTGAAAACAAATTACAACA